GGGTGAACAAGCGCACCGGCAAGCGCCGGTTCCGCGAAAGCTACTGGGAAGTGCCCCGCAAGAACGGCAAGTCGGTGATCGCCGCGGGCGTCGGCATCGGCATGTTCGTGCTCGACGACGAGTTCGGCGCCGAGGTGTACGCGGGCGCGACGACCGAGAAGCAGGCGTGGGAAGTCTTTCGGCCCGCGCGCCTGATGGTGAAGCGTTCGCCGCTTCTCATTGAGGCCGCCGGCATTGAGGTGAACGCCTCGAACATGAACAAGCCGGAGGACGGCAGCCGCTTCGAGCCGCTGATCGGCAATCCGGGCGACGGCGCATCGCCGTCCTGCGCGATCGTCGACGAGTATCACGAGCACGATTCGTCCGCGCTGTACGAGACGATGCTGACCGGCATGGGCGCGCGTCGCCAGCCGCTCATGTTCATCATCACGACGGCCGGCGCGAACATTGAGGGGCCGTGCTACGACAAGCGGCGCCAGGCGATCGAGATGCTTGAGGGCACGGTGCCCGATGACGAGCTTTTCGGCTGGATCTGGACCATCGACGAAGGCGATGACTGGACCGATCCGCGCGTCTTGGCGAAGGCCAACCCGAACATCGGCATCTCGGTCTATCAGGAGTATCTGGAGAGCCAGCAGCAGCGCGCGATCAAGTCGGCGCGCTTCACGAACACGTTCAAAACGAAGCACCTGAACGTCTGGACGTCGGCGAAAGCTGGCTTCTTCAATCTCGAAGACTGGAAGAACTGCGCCGATGAGACGCTGACGCTCGAGCAGTTCGAAGGGCACTCGTGCACGCTCGGCTTCGACCTTGCGCGCAAACTCGACATGAACAGCATGGCGCGTCTGTTCTGGCGCGACATCGACGAGAAGCGGCATTACTACTGTGTCGCACCGCGGTTCTGGGTTCCCGAGGATACGGTCAACAACACCGAGAATCGGCGCATGGCCGAACGCTTTCAGGCGTGGGTCAATAGCGGGCACCTGCGATCGACGGACGGCGCGGAGATCGACTATCGCGAGATCCTTGAGGAAGCGAAGGAAGCGAACAAGGCGTGTCCGGTCGACGAGTCGCCAATCGATCCGCACGGCGCGACGAACCTTTCGCACCAGCTCGACGATGAAGGGCTGACGCCGGTCACGATCGTGCAGAACTACACGAACATGTCGGACCCGATGAAGGAACTGGAGGCGGCGATCACATCCGGCCGGTTCCATCATGACGGCAATCCGATCATGACGTGGTGTATCAGCAACGTGGTCGGCAAGCATCTGCCCGGCAACGACGATGTCGTGCGTCCGATCAAGCAGGGCGACGACAACAAGATCGACGGTGCGGTCGCGCTCATCATGGCGATCGGCCGCGTATTAAACAAACAACCTGAAGCGGATCCGGAAATCATCGCCCTATGACTCAGCCCTGGTACAACGAGCAGCGTGTGCGTACGCCGGGATCGGTGATCCTGACGTCGTGGCGCGCGGAGCGGGAAGCCGCTCGCGCTCAAGGGCCGGCGAACTCCGTGCCCGTTTCCGGCATCACGCCGGGCACAGAAGCCTATGCATGGTTGACGGGTCACGTCGGCGCGGGCCGCGCGATCAGCGAGCGCAGCGCGATGAGCGTGTCCGCCGTCTACGCGTGCGTGTCGCTCATCGGCGGCGCGCTTGCGAGCCTGACGCTGGAGACGTATCAGACCGACGGCGACAGCCGGAAGAAGTATCGCCCGCCGCTTTGGTGGTTGCTCAATGAGCAGATGCATCCGGCGTGGTCGGCACCTGTCGGCTGGGAGTTCGGCGCGCAGTCGCTGCTACTTGAAGGCGACCTGTTCATGCGTATCCACCGCGTCTCGCCTTATTCGCCGGACGTGAAGTGGCTGGAGCCGATGCATCCGCTGTGCGTGGACGTGATCCGTGCATCTCCCGAGCGGCGCGCATACCTCTTCTCGACGCCTGAAGGCGTGATCGCGCTCGACCAGGACGATGTGATCCACGTTCCCGGGCCGGGTTTCAACGGCTTGCGCGGGCTCTCGCAGATCCGCCACGTGCTGCGGCAGCCCGCGTCAATCGCGCTGGCCGGCGGCGAGCAGGCGGAGACGATGATCGATCAGGGCTTGCGTCCCGATCTTGTGCTCAAGTCCGGCGACAAGCTGAACGGCGAGCAGATCGACAAGCTGCGCGGCCAGTGGGCTGAGCGCTACTCCGGCGCGAAGAACACGACGGCTCCCGTTGTCCTGCCGAACGGCATGGACGTGAAGGAGATCAGCATCTCGCCGCAGGATGCGCAGCTTCTGGACAACCGGAAGTTCAGCATCGAGGACGTCGCGCGGATCTTCGGCGTGCCGCCGTTCATGATCGGCCAGACCGACAAGACGACGAGCTGGGGCAGCGGCGTCGAGCAGATGGGCATCGGCTTCGTGAAGTACACATTGCAGCGCCATCTGGTCAAGATCGAGCAGGAATTCAACCGGAAGCTGTTCAAGACGGCGAGAAATTTTGTCGAGTTCAACGCAGCGACGCTCGAGCGCGGCGACTTCAAGACGCGCAACGATGGCTATCGAGTTGGCCTCGGGCGCGCCGGTGAGCCGGGCTGGCTGACGGTCAATGAGGTCCGCCGCATGGAAAACCTTCCGCCAGTCGATGGCGGAGACACCTTAAACACCGGGGCAACGAATGCGCCAGAACCGAATCCTCCAGCTGCTGAATGAGAACCGGCAGGCGCCGCGCCGCTTCGGCATCGAAGCCAGCACCGAGGGCGACGAAGTCACGCTGTATCTGTATGACGTGATCGTCTCCGACGATTACTGGGGCGGCGTCTCGGCGACCTCCTTCGTGAAGGAACTCGCCGGCATCACCGCGGGCACGATTCATCTGCGCATCAACTCGCCCGGCGGCGACGTCTTCGGCGCGCGTGCGATGGAGGCAGCGATTCGCGGCCACTCGGCGCGCGTGGTCGCGCACATCGACGGACTCGCTGCGAGCGCGGCGAGCTTCCTCGCGATGGCGGCCGACGAGATCGAGATCGCGGAGGGCGGTTTCTTCATGATCCACAAGGCGTGGACCCTTGCGATGGGGAACGCCGATGACCTGCGCGGCACGTCAGATCTGCTCGACAAGATCGACGGATCGCTGGCGAACACGTACGCGAAGAGGACCGGCAAGGATGCCGAGGAAATCGCGGCGTGGATGGCCGCCGAAACGTGGTTCAACTCGGAAGAGGCGATCGCGAACGGCTTTGCCGATCGCCTCGCCCAGCCAACAGAGAAGGCGCAAGCGTCGGCGTGGAACCTCGGCGCGTATGCGAACGCTCCCGCGCCCGGTGCGGCGCGCGCGAACGCTGAGCCGCCGGCGGCACCGCAGCTCGTGAGCGAGCCCGAAGCGCCGCCCGAGCCGCCGCGTGCCGCGCCCGATTTTGCCGCAATGAAACGTCGATTGGACCTTCAGCAACGAATCTGACGCGCTCCCGCGTTCGATCCAAGCCGCCCGTGAGGCGGCTTTTTTCATTCTCAACAGGAGAGGATATGAGCATCCAGCAACTGCGGGAGCGCCGTGACGCACTCGCGAAGAACATCGCCAACCTGATGGAAAACCATCAAGGCGATCGGTGGGGCGCGGACCAGGACAAGGCCTACAACGAAGGCATGGCCGAACTCGACCGCATCAATGCGGAGATCAAGCGCAACGAGGATTACCTGCAGAAGATCGCGGCGAACGCGCTCAACGGCAACACTGAAGGGCTGGTGAACCAGTTCACCCGCACGCCGGGCGCCCACGGTGACGAGTCGCGCGCGCTGCGTGCCTATCTGAGCGGCGGCATGAACGCGCTCGGTCAGGAAGACCGCGCGCGCCTGCAAGCGCGCCAAGCGGTCGGCGACATCCGAAACGCCATGCTTGGCGGCTTCAACAACGCGATGTCAACCACGACGCCGGCTGAAGGCGGTTATACCGTGGCGACCGAGTACTTCCGCCAGCTCACGCAGGCGATGAAGGCGTTCGGCGGCATCCGTTCGGTGGCGACCACGCTGCAGACCGGCACCGGCGCGCAGATGAACTTCCCGACGGCAGATGCCACGGCTGAGCAGGGCGAAATCGTCGGTCAGAACGCCGCAGTCACGGCGGGCGACACGACGTTCGGCAACAAGACGCTCGACGTGTACAAGTACTCGTCGAAGAAGATCGCGCTGCCGTTCGAGCTGATTCAGGACAGCATGTTCGACCTGGAGGGCTACATTCAGGCGCTGCTCGCGCTGCGTATCGGCCGCATCACCGCGTCGCACTTCACGGTCGGCACCGGCTCGGGCCAACCGACCGGTCTGGTCACGGCCGCGACGGTCGGCAAGACGGGCACGACCGGCCAGACGGCCACCGTCATCTATGACGACCTGATCGACCTCGAACACAGCGTCGACCCGATCTATCGCGCGAACGCAGGCTACCTCATGGCGGACTCGTCGCTCAAGGTGATCCGCAAGATCAAGGATACGCAAGGCCGTCCGATCTTTGTGCCGGGCTACGAGCAAGGCAATCCCGGCGGCGCGCCGGATCGTCTGCTCGGTCGCGCGATCACGATCGCGCAGGAGATGCCCGCGATGGCCGCGAACGCGAAGTCGATCGCATTCGGCGACTTCAGCAAGTACATCGTGCGCGAGGTGATGGATCTCACGATGTTCCGCATGACCGACTCGGCATTCACGCTGAACGGCCAGGTGGGCTTCGTGGCGTTCAACCGCCAAGGCGGCAACCTGATCGACGTCGGCGGCGCGGTCAAGCTGTATCAGAACTCGGCGACCTAAGCCGGGTCGATCGCGCAGAGCGGCCCGCGCGGGCCGCTCTCCTTTCAATGAACTGAGGACCGCATCATGGCAGAAGCCAAAACCACGAAGGCTCGCGTGCTGGTCGCGTGCGAGCACGGCGAGCCGAACGACGTTGTCGCGCTCGACGCCGACACGCTGAAGGCAGCGAAGGCGGCCGGTGTCGTCGACGACGAAGCCGCCGCAGTGAAGTACGCAGAATCGCTCAAATAAGGAGCCGCTGTGCAACTGTTCGTCACCGTTCAGCCGTCCGCCGAGGCAATCAGTCTCGAAGAGGCGAAGCTGCATCTGCGCGTCGACGGCGGCGACGATGACGACGAGATTGAAGGCTTCATCGTTGCTGCGCGCGAAACGGCAGAGAAGGAGCTTCAGCGTCCGCTGCTGCCGCAAACCTGCCAATCGCGCGGCGACGCGTTCCCCTGCGGGAAGCTGCGCCTGTGGAAAGACGTCACCGAGGTGACGAGCGTCGCGTACAAGGACGAATCCGGTGCTGCGGTGACCTTGGCATCGGATCAGTATCGGCTCATGTCCGGCGCGTTCCTGATGCCGGTGAGCACATGGCCGCGCGGCACGGATGTCGTTGCGACGTTCAAATGCGGCGCATTCGACGCGGAAAGCATTCCGAAGTCGATCGTCGCATGGATGAAGATCCAGATCGGCGGGCTCTATGAGAACCGCGAAGCCTCGACGACGAACCAGCGCTTCCAAGCGCCGGGCCGCTTCATCGAAGGCCTGATCGAGCGATACGCATCGCCGGAGTTGTGATGACGACCGACATCAACGAGTTCGACAAGCGCGTCACGGTGCGGCGCTGGACGGACGTGCCCGATTCCGGATTCGGGATCGAGCAGACGTTCGATGAAGGCCTGCGCATCTGGGCGAAGGTCGAGCCCGTTTCGAGCGGCATCTTCTTCGGCTCGAAGCAGCTCGAACAATCCGTGACGCATCGATTCACGGTGCGCCGGTCGAGCCAGATCACCGAGGCGCTCGTGACGGCGGAGCATGTCGTCGAATACGCCGGCGATCGCTATCGCGTGAAGCGCACGATCGCGCTCGAAGGCAGGCGCGACCGCGTCGCAATCGATGCGGAATTGCTGGGGGCGATATGAGCGACGGCGTCGAGGTCCACGTAGGGTGGACAGGACACTCGCGGATCGACTTCGACAAGAAGAAGATCCGCAAAGTGATGCGCGCGCGCGGGCGCGACATCCAGAAGGAGGCGCGGCGACTTGTCGCGCGGCGTGCGGTGTCTGAGCCTGGCGATTATCCCGGCCGACACAGCGGCACGTTGTGGCGCAGCATCAAATCGAAGGTGAGCCGTTCCGGCTTCCTCGTTCGAATCGCGCCACAGAAGACGCCCGAGATGGGCAAGGATTTCTATCCTGCTTTCCTCTGGTACGGCGTGCGGCGCACGGCCGGAGAAGAGGGCAGCGGGTGGCGCATCGAAGCGCGGAAGAACTACATGGCTGAGGCGCTCGACAAGCGGCGCGAGGTCTCGGAAAACGCAATCAAGGCTGCGCTGAAAGACGCGCTGATCCCGCGATGAATCTCGAAGCAGTGATCGAACATCTCCGTGCGCGCGCGCCGATCTTCGCGCAGCGCGTCGCGGGCGCGGCGCAGTTCAAGATCCTGCCCGAGGCCGCGAACTTGCCGGTGCCGGCCGCGTACGTTGTGCCGCTCGACGAGAATCCGGACCAGAACCAGAGCAGCAACAGCTATCGGCAGACGGTCGAAGATTCCTTCGCCGTGATCGTCGTGCTGAGCAACACGGCAGACGAGCGAGGGCAGGGCGCGATCACGAGCGTCCATGACATCCGCAAGATTCTCTTCCAGACGCTCGTCGGCTGGGAGCCGGGCGACCATTACGACCAGATCGAGTATGACGGCGGCGCGCTGCTGCAGATGGACCGCGCGCGGCTCTATTACCAGTTCGAGTTCAAGGCCGACTACGACATCTCGTATGAGGACACGTGGAAGTGGGTGCGCGACAACGAGTTGCCGACGCTCAACGGGCTGAACGTCAAGGTCGATGCGATCGACCCTGCTGACCCGAACCATCCGAAACAAGATTTTCCAGACGACCCGAACGCCTACGAAGGCGGCTCACCCGGGCCGGATGGCCGCGCCGAGGCCGGCGCAAACATCGACCTCCCGCAAACATAGGAGCAACCCATGCGTATCAAACCGGTATCCGGTCGGCAAGTGCCCGACCCGGAGAAGGGGGGCTATTTGCCCGAAGAAGGCCGAGAGGTCGAGCCGAACGTCTACTGGCTGCGCCGCATTGAAGATGGCGACGTGACCGAAGTCGCCGCCGATGAAGGCGCATCGCAACCCGTGAAGAAAGGGACCAAACAATGACCGTGCCATTTCAAACCGTTCCGGCCAACAACCGAGTCCCGCTCTTCTATGCGGAAGTCGACAACAGCCAGGCGGGCTACTTCTCGCAGTCCGTGCGTACGCTGCTGATCGGGCAGAAGCTCGCAGCGGGCACCGGCGTCGCAAACACGCCTCAACTCGTTTCGCGCAGCGATCAGGCGAAGACCCTGTTCGGTGTCGGTTCGATGCTCGCGCGCATGCACGCGAAGTATCGCCAGGGCGATACATCCGGTGAAGTCTGGTGTATCGCGGTGGATGATCCGGGCGCAGGCGTGGCCGCGACCGGCTCGTTCGCGATCACCGGTACGGCCACGGCGGCCGGCACGCTGAGCGCGTACATCGGCGCGGACCGCGTGCAGATCGCTGTTGCTGCGGCTGATACCGCGGCGACGAGCGCGACGGCGCTGGCTGCGGCGATCAACGCGAACACCGATCTGCCTGTGACGGCCACGGCGTCGACGGGCACCGTGACCGTGCTCGCGCGGCATAAGGGCGCGCTTGGCAACGATCTGCTTCTGCAGATGAACATGCTCGGCGCGGCCGGTGGCGAATCGACGCCGGCCGGTCTGTCGGTCGCTGTAACCGCGATGAACGGGGGCACCGCGGCACCGTCGCTGACGTCTGCGATCGCTGCGCTTGGCGATGACGAATACGACTTCATCATCCATCCGTACGCTGACACGACGAATCTCGACCTGTTCCGCGTCGCGATGAATGACACGACGGGCCGATGGGCGTGGAACCGCCAGATCTATGGCCACGTGTATAGCGCGCTGCGCGGCACGTTCTCGGCTCTGCAGGCCGCCGGCGTTGCGCGCAACGATCAGCACGCGACGATCGCAGGCATGCCGACGCTCGTGCCGAACCCTGTCTGGGAATACGTCGCGGCGTACGGCGCGCGCAACGCGGTGTTCATCGCTGCTGATCCTGCGCGCCCGACGCAGACAGGTGAACTGACTGGCATCACGGCGGCGCCCGCGAGCAATCGCTTCATTCAGACCGAGCGTCAGACGCTGCTGAATTCGGGCATCGCGACGAGCTACGTGACGAGCGGCGTGGTGCGCGTCGAGCGCGCGATCACAACCTATCAGAAGAATCTCTGGGGCCAGGCCGATCCGTCGTATCTCGACAGCGAGACGCTGCACCAGCTTGCAGCGATCATCCGTCGTCTGCGCAGCGTGATCACGACGAAGTACCCGCGCCACAAGCTGGCCGACGACGGCACGCGCTTCGGCGCCGGGGCGGCGATCGTTACGCCGAGCGTGATCCGCGGCGAGATCGCCTCCGAGTACTCGAAGATGGAAGACGAAGGTCTCGTCGAGAACGCTAAGGCATTCGCGGCCAACCTGATCGTCGAGCGCAACGCCGGCGACCCGAACCGGCTCGATGTCCTGTTCCCGCCGGATCTTGTCAACCAGCTGCGCGTGTTCGCTGTGCTCGCACAGTTCCGCCTGCAATATTAAGGAGTAGCACATGGGTAAGCGCGTAGCAGGTACGTGTTTCATCAAGGTGGACGGCGACCAGCTCGAAGTGAAGGGCAGCGTCGAAAGCACGATCGGCGACGTGACGCGCGAGGCTGTCACCAGCACGCGCGGCGTGGTCGGCACGAAGGAAACCGTCCGTGTGCCGTCCACCAAAGGCACATTCATCTTCACCGCAGACTTTCCGATCGACAAGGTCACGTCGGGCGACGACATGACGATCACGACGGAGTACGCAAACGGCAAGGTGCACACGTTGTCCGGCGCGTTCGTGGTCGGCGAGCCGACGGCAAAGGGCGAGGACGGTGAAGTCGACCTTGAATTCAACGGCACGAAAGGAATCTGGCAATGAAGGTAGCGCTCAGCAAGCCGATCACGGCGCACGGGGAGGAAACGCAAGAACTCGACCTGCGCGACCCGACCGCGAAAGACGTGATGGAACTCGGCTATCCGTACCTCGTCGTGCAGAGCGACGACGGCCAGGGCGTCGAGCTTCGTCCGAAGGTCGTCGCGCGCTACGTCGTGCGTCTCGCGAAGATCCCGATGTCGTCGGTCGAGCAACTGGCGATCGCGGATCTCTCCACGCTGCAGGCGCACGTGATGGGCTTCTTCGGTCAGGACGCGGCCACCGTCGGCGCGTAAGCGAGGGGCCGTGGAAGAAGACGAACTGGCTGCCGAGGCACTGGCTGCGCGCCAGACCGAGGCGTTCGAGCAGCGCGTCTTCGACCTGGCGTATTTCTGGAAGATCAGCCCCGCCGAGGTGATGGCGCTCTCGCTCACCGACTTCAATCGCTACGAGCGAAACGCGCTGCGCATCGCTGAACAACAGACACCGGACGATGGCTGATTCCTTCCAACTAAAAGCGATTCTGAGCGCCGTCGACAAGATCTCGCCGACGCTTCAGAAAGTCCGCACGGGCATCAATGCCACGCACAAGACGTTCCGCGACCTCGGCGGCGCCAGCCGCGGCCTGCTCGGCAGCATCGGGCTGCCCGCGGCGATCAGCTTCGGCGCGGTCGGGTATGCCGCGCTGCACGCGGCGCAGGGCGCGCTCGAGTACGCCGGCGCGCTGCAGGATGCATCGGACAAGACAGGCGTCGCGATCGGCCCGCTGCAGTCGTTGCAGACGGTGTTCGAGGCGAGCGGCGTATCAAGTGAGGACTTCATCGAGTCCGTCACGAAGCTGAACAAGGGGCTCGCTGAGGCGGGCGCTGGCAAAGACGACAGCCTGCTTCATCTGCTGACGAAGCTGCGCATTCCGCTGCGCGACGCGACGGGCCAGATTCGCAGCGTCGAATCGGTGCTGCCGCAGTTGGCCGATGCGTTCGCGAAGAACGAAAACCCGGCGGTGCGTACGCGCATCGCGATGGAACTGTTCGGCAAGGCCGGCGCGAAGATGATCGCCACGCTGAAGGGCGGCGGTAAGGCGCTGATCGACGCTCAGAATGATGCGAAGCGACTCGGCGCTGTGCTGTCGGATGAGGCTACGGGCAAGCTCGACGATCTTGGCGACAGCTTCGGACTAATCTCGCGGCAGATCAAGGTGCAGATCGCCGCTGCGTTCGCAGTTGCCGCGCCGTCGGTGATGGCCGCTGTAAAGGCGGTGTCCGAGTGGATCGGCGCGAACAAGGAGTTGCTGCAGCAGAAGATCGGCGGCTACATCGAGCGCGTCGCGAAGGCCTTTCAGGGCTGGGTCGAGTCGGGCGGCTTCGAAAAGCTAGGCAGCGGGATTATTTCAGTTCTCGACAAAATCCAAGAATTCGTCGAATCGGTCGGTGGGTTGGGCAACGTGCTAAAGGGCATCGGTGCGCTCATGCTTATCGGCCCGGTTGCGGCCGCTGGCCAACTGGCGATGGTTTTGCTTAGGATCGGGACATATGTTGTGCCGCTGCTTATCAGCGAAATTGGCCTGATCGGGGGAGCGTTCGCCTCGCTCGGAGCCGCCATTGCGGCAAATCCAATAGGCTTTGCGGTCGCCGCGATAGCTGGTGCCGCATACCTGATCTACCGGAATTGGGATGCGCTAGCGCCGTATTTCTCGGCGTTGTGGGAGGGCGTGAAGGCGATCTTCACCGCAGGATTCGAGTTCGTGAAGTCGTACTTCCTGAACTTCACGCCGCTCGGTCTGATCGTCAAGAACTGGGAGCCGATCGTCACGTACTTCTCCGGCCTCTGGGATCGGGTGAAGGGCTTCGTCGATCCGATTCTCAATGCAGGCCGGTCGGTGCTCGGTGCCATCGGTGGCTTCTTCACTGGGCCGGCACCATCGCCCGCGCGGGCAGGCGCGAACATCCTGCAGCAGCCCGCTGCACTGCCGGCGTCGCCCGGCCCGCAGTCGCGCGGACCGCTCGCGGGCGCGCTGGCCGGCGGCGGACAGACGAAGCTGAACGGCGAGCTGCTGGTGAGGTTTCAGGATGCACTGCCCGGCACGCGCGTCGATCCGGGCAGCAGCAATCAGCCGGGTCTGTCCATCAATCCCGACGTTGGATACCGAAGTCAACTGGCGTTCTGATAAATGGCGTGGAAAGACAAACTTCAGCCGGCGACATTCCGCGGCGTGCCGTTCGAGGTCGAATCCGACGACGGCGCGTTCGGGCGTCGCACTCAGGTGCACGAGTATCCGCAGCGTGACAAGCCGTACGCTGAGGATCTCGGGCGCGCCACGCGCGAGATCAACATCACGGCGTTTCTGATCGGTGATGAATACCTCGCCGCGCGCGACAAGCTGCTCGAGGCGTTGGAGACGGCGGGCCCGGGCACACTCGTGCATCCGTGGTATGGCGAGCTCAAGGTATCGCTGAAGGATCCGGCGCGCGTCTCGCACAGCATCGCGAACGGCGGCATGTGCACCGTGCAGCTTTCGTTCGTCGAGGCGGGCGAACTGGCTTTCCCGAGCGCAGGCAACTCGCTCGGCGCGAAGTCGCTCGAAGCCGCTGACAGGCTGCAGGACGTGGGTTCGTTCGACTACGTCGAGAAGTTCGACGTGAACGGTAAGCCGTCTGCTGTTTTCGACGATGCGGTGAAGACATTCAATGACGGATGCGACCTGATCGACAATGCGACGTCGAATATCAAGTCGATTCTTGATCATCCGATGCAGTTCCTGAAGGACAACGCGCGCACGCTTATCCCCGATGCTTTTGCGATGGCCGACACTGTATTCGGTCTGTTCAAGCGTGGCGAGTCGGTCGTCGATAGCATCACTTCAATGTTCGGCGGCGGCGGTGCCAGCGCGCGCAATAGCGACACGGTCGCGGCGCTGACGAGTCTGAGCCGAACATTCAGCGATCGCGCCACGACTGCCCAAGCGGTGGCGAACAGTGCGGCATCGACGATCAGCCCGAGCCGCGCGCAGGCCGCGACGAATGCGGTGGCGCTCAATCACCTGTTCAGCCAGGCAATGCTCGTGCAGGCGGTCGGCATGACCACGACGATGGATATGCCGATCTACGACGATGCGGTGAAGATCCGCAACGACGTGACGGCCGCGATCGATAACGAAAGTCTCGCGGTCTCGGATCCCGTGTACGTCGCGCTGCAGGACGCGCGCGCGGCGGTGCATGCCGACGTGACCGGACGGCTCTCGCAAAGCGCGAGGCTCAAGACGATCACGCCGCGCACGATCATGCCCGCTCTGGTCACTGCATACGACCAGTTCGAGGATGTCGCGCGCGAGGGCGAGATCGTCGATCTCAACAAGATTCGCCGGCCGGGCTTCGTCCCGGCTGAACCGATCAAGGTGCTTTCGGTATGACCGACGACAAGAACGCTGTGCGCCTGCTGGTGAACGGCAAGGAGTACGGCGGCTGGAAGTCGGTCGAGATCACGGCCGGCATCGAGCGGCAGGTGCGAGAGTTCGAGCTGAGCGTCACGGATCGGTGGCCTGGTCAGACGGAAATCCCGCGGCGCATCCGGCCCGGCGATGAGTGCGAGGTGTTCATCGGCCGCGATCGCGTGCTGACGGGCTATGTCGACGCGACGCCGATCCGGTATGACGGACAGACGTTCACGGTCGGCGTGAAAGGGCGCAGCAAGACGGCCGACCTGGTCGACTGCTCGGCGGTGAACAAGCCGGGCAATTGGGCGGGCGCGAAGGTCGAGCGCATCGCCGCGGATCTCGCGGGCGTGTACGGCATCAAGGTCACCACGCAGATGGACACGGGCGCGACGCTCGCGCACGCGATCGACCAGGGCGAATCGGTCTTCGAGTCGATCGACCGCATGCTGAAGTTGCGGCAGTTGCTCGCGACCGATGACGCGCTCGGGCAGCTCGTCTTTATCGATGTCGGCACCGCCGGCACGGCGAAGACCGCGCTGAAGCTGGGCGAGAACATCCTGTCGGCCGATGCTCCGCTCGATTACAAGGACGTCTACACCGAATACATCTGCAAGGGCCAGCGGTCTGGCACCGATGACGACTTCGGCGAGACTGTCGCGAGCGAGTTCGCGGACATCACGGACACGAGCGTCCTGAAGCGGCACCGCGTGCTGGTCAAGAAGTCGAGCGGCCAGTGTGACGGCGGCACCGCGGCGCAGCGCGTGAAGTATGAGCAGGCGCACCGCAAGGCGAAGGCGCTGGAAACGACGTACACAGTTGCCGGATGGCGCCAATCAGACGGCTCGCTGTGGCTGCACAACCAATTCGTACGCGTGGTCGACCCGGTGATCGGCTTCGACGATGAATTCGTTGTCGCCGAGGTGACGTATTCGCTGAGCGATCAGGGCATGCTCTGCCGCCTGCAAGTCGGGCCGAAGGACGGATACGTCAACAGCCCCGCGAAGAAGGGCGGCAAACAGAAGGGAACTGGCGGCGAGGGTGGCGAATGGAAGGATGTGCAGCCCGCCGATAGCAAGGCGCCGAAGGTCAATAACACGGTTGTCAAATCCAGAGACGGCTGGAAGGACGTGAAACGCTGATGGATGCTCGAGACATCGCGAAGATGACCGCGCCGTTCGCGCGGCGCATCCAGAACATGCTCGCGCGCGGCACGGTGGCGCTCGCGAATGCGGCGAACAAGATGCAAACGCTGCAGTTGAATCTGCTCGCAGACGAGACGGCCGATAACGTCGAGCACTTCGAGCCGTACGGCTTCACGAGTCGTCCGCGAGCGGGCGCGGAGGCGCTTGCCGTGTTCCTCGACGGCGATCGATCGCACGGCATCACCGTCGTGGTCGCGGATCGCCGCTATCGGCTGACTGGGCTCGAAGAGGGCGATGTGGCGCTGCACGACGATAAAGGGCAGTCCATCGTGCTCGGCGCCGACGGCATCACCATCACCGGGAACGTCAAGGTGATCGGGTCGATTCAGGCGACGGAAGGGATCAGCGGCGCGGACGGTATGACGATCACCGGCGACGTGCATATCACCGGCGACGCGATCATCGGCAGCAAATCGTTCCTCGGACACAAGAACGGCGGTCTTTCACTGGACTGATCGCCGCAACGATTGAGAGTCGGCCGCCTTCGGGCGGCTTTTTTTAGGGGCGCTCATGCCAAGTTACGCGCAGGACGTGCCGCTCTACATCGACGGCGTCGAATCTTCGTTGCTCGCCGAGACGAATCCGCTCGTGCGCGCCGTGATTATGTCGCTCTTCACGTGGCGCCGCGCCGAGCCCGACGACCCGATCGAGGACACGAAGTGGGGCTGGTGGGGCGACAACGTCTCGGACGTGGAAAGCGACCAGATCGGATCGCGGCTCTGGCTGCTCGCGCGCGAAAAGGTGACGCAAAGCACGCTGAACCGCGCAGAGCAATACGCGAAGGAAGCGCTCGCGCATTTTATCGATGACGGCGTCGCGACGCGCGTCACGGTGGCCGCAGAGCGCATCACCGTCGACGGCATCGGATTGACCGTCACGATTTATCGAGTGGACGCCGCGCCGACGACGCTGCGGTTCTCTAACGTCTGGAGCCTGATCAACAATGTTTAACCGCCCGGCGCTCTCCGATATTGTCGCGCGCACGCGCGGCGACCTGCTCACTCGATTGAGCCAGGACGAATTACTGCGCCGCTCCGACGCTGAAGTGCTGGGGCGCGTGCTGGCCGGCGCGTCGCATGAGATCCACGGCTATCTCGACTGGATTGCGCGGCAGGTCATTTATGACACCGCCGACGATGAGATCCTGATTCGCTGGGCGTCGATCTGGGGCATCACGCAGAAACCCGCGGTGGCGGCGACCGGCGATGCGCTCGTGACCGGCACGACCGGCACGCTGATTCCTGTCGATACGCTTCTGAAGCGCGCGGACGGCATCGAGTTCATCGTGACGGCAGACACGACGCTCGGCGCGAGCGCCACCGCCGTTCCGGTCGAAGCCGTCGACGCAGGTGCGGCCGGCAATACGCTCGCGTCGACACAGATCACGTTTCTAAGCCCGATTTCCGGAGTTCAGTCGGTCGCGGCCGTCGACTCCGCTGGGCTGACGAATGGCTCCGACATCGAGTCAATCGCCAGCCTGCGCGCGCGCCTCATTGCGCGCATTCAGGAGCCGCCTCAGGGCGGATCGCAGTCCGACTACGTGAATTGGGCGCTTGCGGTGCCGGGCGTCACGCGCGCGTGGGTGTACCCGCTCGAGATGGGCGGCGGCACGGTCACTGTGCGCTTCGTGCGCGACAACGACGCGTCGATCATTCCGGACGCGGCAGAAGTGCAGGCGGTGAAGGACTACATCGACGCGCGTCGCCCGGTGACTGCCGATCTGTACGTCGTTGAGCCGACGCCGGTCACGCTGAATTTCTCGATCCATCTCACGCCGAACAGCGCTGCCGTGAAGGCGGCCGTCGAGGCTGAGTTGCGCGATCTGCTGCTGCGCGAGGCTGCGCCGGGCGTGACGCTGCTCATCAGCCACATCCGCGAGGCAGTCAGCACCGCCGCCGGTGAGACGGACAACGTTGTTGTGTCGCCGACGGCGGATCAGGTCTACACGACAGGGCAAATGCCGGTATTCGGGAGCATCGCATGGGTCTGACCGCCGACGATTATCTGGCGCTTTGCCAGAATCTGTTGCCGTCGGGCCCGGCGTGGCCGCGCGAGTCCGACGCGTTTGTCACGCGACTGCTCGACGCGTGGGCGCAGGAACTCGCGCGCATCGACGCGCGGGTTGACGCGCTCATCGAGGAAGCAGATCCGCGTACGACGTCGGAATTGCTCGATGACTGGGAGCGCGAATACGGCCTGCCCGATGAGTGTTTGTTTCGAACGACGACGCTGTTGCCCGGGTATTACGGGCTGACCAACAACGCGCTTCTATCCTTCGCGCGCGCGAGCACGGCGACGTACTTCGACGCATCGGGCGTCATGCAGACCGCGTCGGCGAATATCCCGCGTTTCTCGTACGACCCGTCAACGCTCTCGCCGATGGGGCTTCTGATTGAAGCATCCGCGACGAATCAGTGCCCGAACTCGGATGTGTTCTCGTCATGGGCGCTGACGCGCGCCACGGTTGCACAGCCGGGCCTGCAAACGCTTCGAGGCACGCTCGCCTATAAGCTCGTTGAAGACACCAGTGCCACGACGACGCACTACTTGCAGCGCGCGTCGGTGGGGTCTTTCAATAGCGGGGACGTCGTTTGCGTCTCCGCACTGGTGCATGGCGCGGAACGTACGCAGATCAGGCTGGGAACTTCTGCAAGCGGTGGATTTCCTTCCACTTCGATCATTGCCGACCTGTCAGCGGGCACTGCGACGACCTTCAGCGGTACGCCGATCGCATCGGGAATCATCGCGCTCGGTGGTGGGTGGTTCCGCGCTTGGTGTGCCGTGCAGGCAACTTCCAGCGGAACGGCCACTGCACAGTGCATTCTCGCCAGCGGCGGGACTTCGAGTTACACGGGCGACGGTGCGAGTGGGATGTATGTCGATGCGGTTCAGATCGAACTCGGATCTTCGCCGAGCAGTTACATCCCGACGACGGCCGCAGCTGCAACGCGCGCGGCGGATGCTGCCGTTGTGGCGGTTGATCCGACTGTCGCTGAACGGCGCGGCCGTCTGCTCCAGAAGGTCGCGTTTCAAGGCGGGCAGTCACGGCAGTACTTCATCGACTTTCTCGCCGCGCTCGGCTATCCGGGCGCAACGATCACCGAATACAAACCGTTCAAGGCGAACAGCAAGTGCAACGCGCCCCTCAATCAGGGCGGGTGGCGCTACGCATGGCGCGTGAATGTGCCTGCATCGGCGGCATCGAAGCGGTTCAACGCGGTGAGTCGATGCTATGAGCCTTTGACGACGTTCGGCGATCCGGGGCTCGCCTGCCTTCTCGCGAAGTACAAGCCCGCACACACGATTCTTTACATTGCATACGGAGAGGCCTGATGCGCCGAATTTCCACATCAACGCGCGTCGTCGATAAGTTCGGCGCCGGCAAAGACGGCTTCACGAACGGAAACGCTGTCAGCGGCATCGCGGCGACCGACCTCGAAGATGTCTGGTTCGACCACGTTCAAGAAGAAATCGCGAACGCCGTCGAGTCGTCCGGGCAGACCCTGAATCCAGCGGACCGCACGCAGCTGTCCAAGGCGTTCAAGGGGCGTCTGATTCGGACGCTGGTCTATACCCTCGTGAGCGGCGTGCAGAATGTGTCGATCGACGGTGGCACGCCGACGACGACCGGCGCGTCGTCGTATGTCCCATCGTCGGCCATGACGTTCGCGATCGCGAAGGTCCAAGGCGGCGGCGGTGGCGGCGGCGGGACCGCGACGACCGCAGCCAGCCAGGCGGCTCTCGGCAGCGGTGGCGCATCTGGTTCCTTGGGCGTGAGCAAACTCACCGCCGCGCAGATCGGTGCGTCGCAGACCGTGACTGTCGGAGCCGCGGGTGCATTCGGCGGCGCGAGCGGCGCGGGCGGGAATGGCGGCGCTTCGTCGCTCGGCTCGCTGATCACCGCGCCTGGTGGCGGTGGCGGCGCTGTTGGGACGAATACCGCGCCTCCGTTCCTGCAGGTGTCCGGCGTGCCCGGTGCCGTGGCAACTGGCGGCAACCTCTTCAACACCGCAGGCAATGCCGGGACGATGGGCGCGGCGATCGGTACGCTGACGCAGTCGGGCGGTGGCGCTCACTCCCCGCTTACGGGTGGTGGCGGTGGGCGGCCGGTTGTGGCAAACACGGCAGGGCAAGCAGCAACGGCTCCCGGTGCGGGCGGCAGTGGCGGCGCGCTCAATGCCTCGCAAGCGGGCACGACTGGCGGGGTCGGCGGCGCAGGTTGCGTAATCATCGAGGAGTATGCGTAATGAACTATGCCTATGTGCAAAACGGGCGCGTGATGGAAGTTATCGTGCCGATGCTGGATGACGACGGCAACGTGATCCCGATCGAGCAGCGTTTCACGTCAGAGTTTGTCGCGGCGCTGGTCGAGTGCAGCGAAACGGTCCACGCAGGCATGGTTTACGACGGGACGTCGTTCTCTGAATACGTTCCGCCGGCGCCTTCGCCCGCTGAGATCCTCGCGGCGAACACGGCCACGCGTGACGCGCTGTTGGCTCAGGCCGCCATCGCGATCGCGCCCTTGCAGGATGCCGTCGATCTCGACGAGGCAACCGCCGCAGAGACCGCGCTGCTCAAGCTGTGGAAGCAGTATCGCGTCGCTGTGAACCGCATCGACCTGACGCAGGCATCGCCCGCGTGGCCGGCTGCGCCTTCCGCCTAGCGCGCTGAACAAAAATTAGGCATCGCGATCTGGAGCCGCTAGAATGGCGCCTCCAGATTTCAAATTGTTACCAGATGCTTAAAAGTGTTCAACTGCTGCGATTCTTTGCGGCAGCGATTGTTCTGGGCGCGCACCTTCCTCCCTGGGGGTGGAGCCTGCCGTTCCGAAACCCGATGGACTGCTCGTCGCCGCACGGGATTTGCGGGTCGGTCGGCGTCGACGTGTTTTTCTGCATCAGCGGCTTTTTGATGCTGGTGACGACTGAGTCGCGCGAGCCCGGCGTTCGGTCGACGCTGGGGTTCATCATTCGGCGGGCATTTCGTATCTGGCCGCTGTATGCGCTCGTGACGATCGTCGTGACCGGTTGGATCCGTGGAATGTGGTTCAGCATATATGTCGACTCGTTGCTGTTCCATCCGTATCTGAGCCCGACTGGCTGGTGGGATCCGGCGATTCTGTCGGGGTGGACGCTCAACTTCGAGATGTATTTCTATCTCCTGACCGCGATCTGCCTGCTGACGCCGTGGAAGACGCGGCTTGCGGCGTGCCTCGCGCTGGCGCTCGGGCTCTACTCGCTGACGATCGACAACACCGTCTATTACATCGCGTCGATCATCGTCGAGTTCGCGCTCGGCGCGCTGCTGGGCGTGTTGTGGAGCAATCGCGAGGTCTGGAAAAAACTTGAGAGCTTCAGATGGCCGCTTTTGCTCGGGAGCGTGTGTTTGTTCGTAGTCGCGGCGCACGGGTCGGACTGGGTTCCTCCGTTCGGCATGTCGGTTCTGCGGATGGAGGTCAAGCTCTTCTACTTCGATATGGTGCTGCCGCGCTTTATCGGTTGGGGCATCCCGGCCTTCATGCTGATGCTGTCGGTGATGCTGTTCGAGGACAGAGTTCCGGCGCGTCTGTCGCATCTGGGCGACTACACGTATTCGGTTTATCTGTTGCATGTGCCGATCGTTCAGGGGGCCGATTACCTGAAAGAGTTTCTGCCGGTCGAGACGGTGCGCGCCATCGTAGGGACGCACTTCGTGCCGTTTGTGGTTATCGCAGTGACCGCGGGCGGCGCGGTGATTACGTATCACCTGATCGAGGTTCCATTGATGCGGATCGGCTCGATGCTCGCGCGCATGGTCGAGGCCCGGAAAGCAGTGGAACCCGTCCATCTACCGCCGAGCGCTTAGCGCTACAACGTTTTTACAGCAGCCACCTTCGGGTGGCTTTTTTTATGCCCGTTCGCGGCGCACAAGGAGACCGCATGTCGGTAACGCAACAGCCTCCCGACTCTCGCCGTAGCTGGTTCGACGGGACGATCAATATCCCGACAGTCCTGTCAGTGATGTTCGCGGCGGTGTCCGCGACAGGCTTTTGCATCGGTCTCTACAACAACGTTTCTCAGCGCGTCTTGCTGCTCGAAGAGCGCGATCGACAACAGGAAGTCCACTTCCAGACGATCGAGCGCGATCAGGCCGCGCTGCGCAGCGACGTGAAGGACCAGTTGAAGGCCATCGGGTCGGACATCAAAGACACAAACTCGAAGCTGGATCAGTTGCTGTACAACCGCGCCGGCGTCAGACCTGAGACACGAGGATGGACCCGCTAGACGCGGGAGTCGCTATTTCTGGTTGATCGCCTTGCTGTCGACGATGCTTTCGTTCGCCGCTTGTTCGATCTGGGCTTTGTAAATCGCTGCGGCGACAAAGAGGCCGAACACGACGGAACACCATGTTGGGAGGAAATCGGCCCAGTGATGCAGGGCTAGTCCCGCAACTGCGCCAGCAGCAGCGCTCCCCAGCGCGAACTTTTCGGTTCTTTTCATTTTTCTGCCCTCGTTCTGCCGCCTTCGGGCGGCTTTTTGTTTGGCGTCAACCGGAGCGATTATGCCATTCATCCCTTTCACCAGACTACGGCTCACGCTCGCCGATGGCTGGCAGAAGCTACACAAGAAAGGCACGGTCATCGCCGGTGCGGCATTTACCGCGCTCGCCGGTGCGGGCCCGCTCATCTCGCAGACGTGGTCGGGCATGCCGAGAGAACTGCGCGACGTCATCCCGCAGAACGTGCAGCAGTGGATTGCCTACACGATCTTCGGTCTTTCATTCATTGCGATCCGTTACACATCGGTGCGGCGCGCCTCGAAGGAGGCCGACGATGGCGCGGATCACTCCTGAGGCAGCGGGCGGGCAGAACGTCTGCGCGTTCCTCGACATGCTTTCCGTCTCGGAGGGAACGTCGATCGATCCCGACAGCGACGACGGATACAACGTGATCGTCGGAGGTGCGCTCTTCATCGGGTATGCGGACCATCCGCGGCGCCTGGTGCAGTTGCCGCGCCTCGGCATTGCCTCGACGGCTGCCGGGCGTTACCAACTGCTCGCGCGCTACTTCGACGCCTACAAGAAGCAGCTCGGCCTGCGCGATTTCTCGCCGCTCTCACAAGATCTGATCGCGATTCAGCAGATCCGCGAGCGACGCGCGCTCGACGACGTCGCCGCCGGCCGTATCGAGAGCGCGGTCGCGAAGTGCTCGAACATCTGGGCCAGCCTGCCCGGCAACACTTACGGCCAATATCGGCACTCGATCGACACACTGCGCGCCGCGTTCCTCATCCATGGAGGTGAAGCATGCTCAGTTTGATTTGGCAGTTCGGGCCATGGGTCATTGCCGCGATGGGTGCGCTCATCGGTTTCGCTCGCCATCAACAGGCGAAAACGGCAGCCGCCCAGGCTCAGCAGAAGGTAGCTGAGGCGCAGGCCATGGTCGAGCAGGCGAAAACTCAAATGGCCGAGGTGCTCGCCGGCGAAGCGCAAGCCAACGCGGCCGCAGCGCGCGCCGGCGCCGATGCATCTAAGGAGAGAACCAATGTGGAAAACGACGTTGCTGCTTTGCCTGCAGGTTCCGCTGCTGACGAGTTGCGAGACGACTGGAGTCGCTGATGGGAACGCGCCGGTCGCGGAACCGTCGGTGCAGGTCAAGACCCGCTTCATCAACACGGCGTGCGATTGGACGAAGCCAATCTACGTAAGCGCGACGGACGTGCTAAGCGATCAAACCGCGAAAGCGGTCCTCGAGCACAACCTTGCAGGTTCGGTACAGTGCGGATGGAAACCGATCGGAAAACGTTCGATGCAAGTTCGATAAGGGAAACGCCCGCAAGAGGCCATCTAGTAAAGGAAACCCGGCCTCCGGTCTAGAGATCATAGCCGCGGCTCACAAGGCGGAATCGCTGCCGCCCCCAAAGAGACATTTGCCGCTCCACCGCGGCGCGATCGTCCAACGCCTTCGCGAGAAACGAGCGAACAGCACGTTGATCACAGTCATCGAAGAATTGAACAATGCGGTCTTCGTCGAAGCTAGCGAGAAATGGCGGAAGACCCTTAATGCTGCTTGTCGGTCTTTCATCGAAGTGAGGATGAGCCTCATACCCGCGGCCAGACGTGATCCTCCGATACCCCCATATCAACGTAAGTCGGAAATGCTCGAAATTGGCGTGCGTAGTGCGCAATCCGAGTTTGCGGTCTAGGTTCAACGCTCGATCTGGCCGAGACACGCACGCCAAAACCCTGAGCTGGTATCTCGTCGGATCGTACCGGCCGAGATCAATCCGTTCTCGGAATCTTCGATTCGGCGATAAGTCGTAGTGCTGCGGGCGCAAATCAGCCGGTACACGAAAGAACACCGGAGCGAATTCATCATGAAGCTTGATGGCTTCCGTCCTGTGAACAAAGTGATGTCCGCCCGGATTTGGACGGATTTCCTTTTTGATCTCGTTGATTGTGGGGCTAACCAGCGTGCGGTGAACTGAATACTTTGAATGAGCAAACTGCGTCTGAGGCCCGCTGAAAACAAGCGACGGATCGTCCCGATTACTTGTTACTGGGCGAGCGTATTGAGCGTGACGGGGCACGATTATTAAATCACCGTCCCCTCGTTCATGAGCTGTGACGAGCCTTTTCTGCTGCTTGCCGACGGTCACTACGAAGTGAACTTGTTTTCTTTCGACGTTTGCCATATTTAATGCGAGGCCAGGATAGTCTTCTTGTAGCTGAAACAGGATCAGCGATTAGTCTGGCTTTTAGAACGTGCTTTGAGGCTTCGTTGTTACGGCAAGTCGGCGCCACAGTCACATTTAGTAGACGTGCCCCCCGCGATCGTGAGCATGCCGTAAATTGCGCCACAACCCCTACACGTTACATTCGCGAGCGTTCTCATCTGCGGGCCATTACTCGGCGCCGACAAAGGCCCCCGACAACCTGGGCATCGGTCTCCGATAAGTACGCTGATGTGCATGCCGCAAGTCGGACAACCGTGACCGAAATACACTTCTGCTTTCAAGTTGCTGGCCCCGATCAGCTTCCGATTCTGACGCCGGTGGTCTGGCTGACGCGTTCTGTGGTCACGGATACCCGGGTGCCGTTCGCGAATTCAACCGGGCCTGATGCATGTCCGATGTCAATTCCGGTCGCGCAGTCGCCGTCCGTCACGTCGATCTCAATCAGGCCAGAAACCACGACGCCTTCGCTGGCTGCTTTCTGTTGCGCCTCCTTGAGTGCGTCGTCGATGTTGCACAGAAGGTCCAGGATGATTTGACGCTCGATCTTGGCTCGCTCTACATCCAACGCATCAGCACGTCCAAGGAACACTTTCGCAAGCGCTCCAACCGGGTCAGAGACCGCCGCAAACAGAGCCGAGATCGCATTTCGGTTCAGCACGCGGTTCGACGTCGCTGCCACTTGCGCCTGAATCGCGCGTTCAATTTCGCTTCTATCTGCCATAGATTTGCCCTTCTGCCTTGAATTTTAGACGCGCCAAACGCAACAGGAATCACAATCCCGGCCACGCGCTGAACGCGAGGCGCGCTCCGACGACTTCGGCAGAAAAATACACACCCTCGTTTTGTCGCCTCCGCGCCCGATTCGCGCAAAGCCCTTATCTACCTTTGGTGCCGGGGACCGGACTCGAACCGGCAAGCCGTGAGGCGGCGGATTTTAAGTCCGCTATGTTTACCAATTTCATCACCCCGGCAAGGGCGGACGCGATTCTACCATTGCGCGGCAGCGCGCCAAAACCGCGCCAGCCGCCGATGCGCGCCCCGTTCGACAGGATTTCACCACGCCTGCATAATCATCGGCACCGGTTCAGCCGCAAGGACATCCGATGATGCGCATCGGCCTCATCTCCGACACACACAACCTCGTGCGCCCCGAGGCGCTCGAGGCCCTGCGCGGCGTCTCGCACATCATCCACGCGGGCGACATCTGCAAACGCGACGTGCTCGATACCCTCGCGCCACTCGCGCCGCTCACGGTCGTGCGCGGCAACAACGACATCGGCGAGGGCGTCGCGCACTTGCCCGAACAGGCGCGCATCGAACTCGGCGGCGTGACGATCCACGTCGTCCACGATATCGCCGATGTGCCGATGCAACTCGACGGCATCGATGTCGTCGTGACCGGTCATTCGCACAAGCCGCTCATCGAACGACGCGGCAACGTGCTGTTCGTGAATCCCGGCAGCGCGGGGCCACGCCGCTTCAGATTGCCGGTCACGCTCGCGCTGCTCGACATCGAGGATGGAAAACCGCAAGCGCGCATCGTCGCGCTCGCGACATAAAAAAAGGCCGGCGCTCTGAACTGACCCCGCAAAGTTGGACAGTTTTGGGCTAGGGCCGAGAGGGCTGAGTTCTGTACATCACGGGACTCAGCCCTTTTAGCTTTAGCTTGATGCGGTTGTGATTGTAGTAGTGAATATA